TCAAACGCCCCAGAAAACGGCCGCATGGCACGCCGAGTCCCGCGAAATGCTGTCGGGCCACGAGTTTGGCGGCGTCATTGAGGGTGGAACGGCCGAGTACAATGCGATTCTGGCCAAGAAATGCGGTCGCGTCATTCAGGTCGCAGAGGACGATGAACTCATTGAATCTCAAACAGTTTATGTATCTCCGCCCGAGGGACTGTCGCCATTCAAGTGGGGGTGGCGGTACGAGCCCGTTGCGCGCGATCTGTTTGAGCGGTGCTTTACGGATGGCGGTAGTGTTTATGACGCGCTAGGCCGCGTTCGGCATCCAACGCTTCCGCGACTTGGCGCGAGCCCTGACGGCCTGATCACGGCAGGTCCTAAGCGGGGCCGACTGTTGGAACTCAAGTGTCCTATCACACGTGTCCTGAATGGCTCCATCCCCTTTCGGTACTGGGTTCAGATGCAACTTCAGGCAGAAGTGTGCGACACGGATGCCGTGGACTATTTCGAAGTCGCTCTCGGCGCTGCGACGGATCCGTCAGACGACGTCCTGAAAGGCTCTGCTTTACCGTGGATCGGCAAGGTGTGTGTTGTAGCGCCGTCCGTTGACGCGCCAATGTCGGAGTTTACGTACGCTTATTCGCCGCTCTTCTCTGCTACAACCGAAGGCGCGGCAGCCGTTCGCGCGTGGAAGCCGGACGCAATGGGCGAATTGTTGGAAGTACAGATTTGGTGGGTGAAAAATTATACCCAAACGACTGTTTTGCGGAACAAACGGTGGTGGGCAGACGTAGGGCAGCCTGCCTACGAAAGACTTTGGGCCGATGTGGAAGAAGCGCGTGCCGACGGACGGTTCAAGCCGCGGGCCGACTTTGTGAGCGACACAAGCTCCGTCAGTGGATGGACCGCGTCAACTCCTGTGACACCGCCTTCTTCCCCTCAGCCTGCTGGCTTTGTTGGGGAGGATGAGGAGATGTAAAAACAAATAGATCTAAACTTTATCCATTATTTTTAATCATGGATGTAGTTTATTTACCGTATTCGGCACTTTCAATATCTATTGTTGCGCGATTTATCTTCTTTTTCTTGCTTTACAAGAACAAAAGCACAAATAGTTATTCCTTAACATTTTGTATTTTAAATATTGGATCATCCACATTGTGGGTTTTTTATAGTCTTGGTCAGCACGACATTGCGATGCTTGTGCGAAGTGGTGTTGAAATTGCGCTGCTGTTTCTTTCAGCGACGTATATTGTGTATAATAAGATCAAGGCGCGTCGCACAATTCAACCGCTTCCTCAGTAGCCGCCATCGCACTGCGTGCTGGGCGGGTAGGTCGTACCCGTAGCAGGTGTGCGACCAACACCGTCAAACGGATTGTAGAACGTGCCGACAAACTCGTGGTTCGGCGCGGAGCAGTCGTCGGGGTGCTTCCGCGCGTAGTTATTGGTCCGCTGTAGGAAATTCCGGGTCTTTTTGAGCGACTCGCCAATATCGGTGCGGAAGCAGCGCTCCGAGGTCATTTTGCCGAAATTGCTTTCCGCTTCGGGAATGCTCATGGGGGGCAGCGCTGGGCTCTCAATGATCTTTTCGGTGATGGGATTCATCGCAGCGCCAGGGCTGAGCGACGATCCCTCATCGTAGCCGCCTGGCGCTACCGACGGGACAAATAAAGACGGCGATACGTTCAAACCATTTCCGCAACCAAATCCCTCCACTTTGTACCGGTAGTATGCGAACGCAATGATCACTGCCGCTAAGACCGCGGCGACGAACAAAAGTTTCATTTGTATTGGGTCGCGAAATTTGGCTGCGCAAAAATTTGAACAGGCCTGGCGGCGCGGCAGCATCAGGCAACGGAATTCAGCAACATGGAACAGAGCATGCAGGTCGTAAAGCGCGATGGTCGTAAGGAGGATGTGGCGTTCGAGAAGGTCCAGCAGCGCATTTCAAAGGTGGCTGCGGGACTCGTTGTTAACGCAACCAAGGTGGCACAGGGCGTACTGACGCGTATTGTGGACGGTATTACCACGACAGAACTCGATAACATCACGGCGAACCTTGCGTATTCGTGGAGCACGACCCATCCCGACTACGGGACACTCGCCAGCCGCATCGCGATCAGCAATCACCAGAAGAATACGCCGGCAACACTGTTGGAAGTAGTGGAAATCCTGGACGCCGTGAAGGACCGCACGGGGGCGCCGGCCTCATTGCTGGACCCTGAATTTGTACGCGTTGTACGGGAGAATCACGAACTGATTGAGGGATTCCTTGACTATGACCGGGATTTCAACCTGGACTTCTTCGGGTTCAAGACGCTGGAGAAGGCATACCTGCTGCGGGACACTGATCGCAAAGTGGTAGAGCGGCCGCAGCACATGTGGATGCGTGTAGCACTGGGTCTGTGGCTCCACGATCTGCCGCAGGCGTTCGCCACATACGACCTGATGAGCAAGAAGTATTACACGCACGCGACGCCGACGCTGTTTAACGCGGGCACGAAGCGGCCGCAGCTCAGCAGTTGTTTCCTGCTTGCGATGAACGACGACTCCATCCGCGGCATTTACAAGACGCTGGAGGACTGTGCGCTAATCAGCCAGTACGGCGGCGGCATTGGACTCCATACGTCCAATATTCGCGCCAAGGGCAGCCTGATCAAGGGCACGGGCGGCGTGAGCAACGGAATCGTGCCGATGCTTCGCGTCTTCAACAATACGGCACGGTACGTTGACCAGTGCTTCCATCCAAATACCCTTGTGTATACCGAAGCGGGTCCGAAGCGTATTGAGGACATTTCGGTAACGGATCGTGTACTCACAAGTGATGGACAGTATAACGCCGTCAACCGCCCACTTCGTCATGCGTATAAGGGCAAAATTCTGAACATCGGTGTTAAGCACAGCATTTCAACTGTGTGCGTTACCCCGGAACATCCTATTAAGGCTCTGATGGATCAGAAGAAGGGGCTTAACTTTAGTGTTATTCGGAATCGCATTGATAAGGAACTGGTTGATATTGATTACACAGAGGCAAAGGATCTGAAAGTGGATGACTTTATCGCTTTCCCAATTCCGAAGTATATGAAGGACATTCCATCAGTCACAAATGACGATTGTCGTTTCTACGGTATTCTTCTCGGAGACGGACATATTTCATCAGATACCGCTGGTGTGTCTCTCCATCTGGTCGCGAAACTGAAGACGCGTGAATTCATTGAGTCTTACCTGGCGACGCGTGGTGTTAAGACATATGTATATGAAGATACCGAGTCAAATACTGTTCGTATCAAGTGGTCCTCTGCGAGTGCCGGTTTCAAATTCACCAAGGCGCAACTATATGACTCAGAAGGTGAAAAGCGTTGCGACACCGCATTCCTTCATCTTCCGCTTGAGAAGGTCAAGAATCTGCTTCACGGCCTAATTGAAACGGATGGGTGTGTAGGAACGAAGGAGATTAGCATCGAACTCACCTCCGAAAATCTAATTGAGAGCATCCGCTATCTGCTACTCCGTTTCGGCGCGCTTACATCGGGCTACGATCGGGACCGTGTAGGAAATGTAAGTGAATACAAGGGCATCACAACAACAAAGCCTACGAAGGTTCTGCGCATTCCACGCATTCCAGTGATTATGGAATTGTTCGAAGATGCACCCGCTTCCGAATATTTCACGTTCTTCCAGCATGGTGATTATGTTTACAGTCGTATTGAATCGATTGCGGAGGAGGAATACGATGGAGTTCTACACGACTTTGAGATTGATTCCGTACACGACTATACCGTAGCGCATCTTGGTTTGGCCCACAACGGTGGCGGCAAGCGTAACGGTTCCTTCGCCATGTACCTGGAGCCGTGGCACGCGGACGTGGAGGATTTCCTGGAAATGAAGAAAAACACGGGCTCCGAGGAGGAGCGGGCGCGCGATCTGTTCTACGCTCTGTGGGTACCGGATCTGTTTATGGAGCGTGTAGATAGCAATGGCGATTGGACCCTCTTCTGCCCCAATGAGGCACCGGGTCTTGCTGACGTGGTCGGTGACGAGTTCAAGGCGCTGTACACAAAGTACGAGGCAGAGGGACGCGGTCGGAAGACGGTGAAGGCGCAGAAACTCTGGTTCCAGATCCTGGATAGCCAGATTGAGACCGGCACGCCCTATCTGCTGTACAAGGACGCCGCGAATCTCAAGTCCAACCAGCAGAACCTGGGCGTCATCAAATCATCCAACCTTTGTACCGAAATCATTGAGTACTCCAGCCCGACCGAGACGGCTGTGTGTAATCTGGCGTCTATGTCCCTGCCCGCTTTCGTAAAAGATGGTGCCTTTGATTTCAAACAGTTCCGCGATGTTGTCGGCATCGTCACCAAGAATCTGAACCGCGTGATTGATATTAATTACTACCCGATTCCGGAGGCGGAGCGGAGCAATAAGCGGCACCGGCCCATTGGTCTTGGTGTCCAGGGCCTCGCAGACGTGTTTGCGATGCTGGGTCTGCCGTGGGAATCGGAGGAGGCACTGGCGCTGAACCGGCGCATCTTTGCGCACATGTACTACGCGGCGGCCCAGGCCAGCGTGGATCTGGCCGCGAAAGAGGGTTGCTACGAGACCTATTTCGGCTCTCCCGCGCACTCGGGTAAGTTCCAGTTTGATCTTTGGAAGACGGAGCCCTTGGTAGAAGATGGCTTGGATTGGGACAGTCTTGCAAATGACGCTTGTCGCATTGGTATGCGAAACTCCCTCCTTATTGCGCCGATGCCGACAGCTTCAACTAGCCAGATCCTCGGTAATTGCGAGTGTATCGAACCATACGCTACGCACATCTTTACCCGCCGTACGCTCGCCGGTGAATTTATCGTCATCAACAAGCACCTGGTCGCAGCGCTCCTCGCACGCGGACTCTGGACAACTGAGATGAAGGATGCGATCATTGGGAATAACGGCTCCGTCCAAGGCGTCGCCGGAGTGCCCGAAGATCTCCAGCGCATCTTCAAGACGGTGTGGGAAGTGAAGCAGAAGACCCTGATCGACATGGCGGCCGATCGCGGTCCTTACATTTGCCAGAGCCAGAGCCTGAATCTGTTTATCGCCGACCCGGATTACAAGAAACTCAGCAGCATGCACTTCTATGCCTGGCGCAAGGGTCTCAAGACCGGTATTTACTACCTGCGCACCCGTGCCGTCGCCAGCGCGCAAAAGTTTACGGTGGAGCCCGTGAAGGCTGTAGGAAGTACAGAGATCAAAAAGGAGGAGCCGGCAGAATGTGTTATGTGCTCATCGTAAGATCCAGCCTCGCGACATACGAACTAGTCTCAAAAGTATAGGTGAGCGCAGTAATGTTTACACGGTCCCCTATTTTTAGCGTATAGTCGCCGCCGCACAATTGGCTATCTTCGTATTTCCAATAGATTCCTGTGCCTATCGCACTCACATGAGTAAATCCATTGATAAGCAGTGTTGGTTCGTACCACATAACACCCGCTGGCGCGACACCCGTAATGTAGGCCGTGGTCACACCACCCGCCATAGCATAGCGCGCAATCTTCTGGCCCACATAATACCGCTGGAGTCCTTTGACGTGGAGTGCCTGTACATTAATGGCGTCCACGGCACCGGCAAGCCAGCCCTCCTCGTAAACCACGCCGGCAAGCAGTTTATGGACCAGTACATCGGCGTAGCGGCGCATTGGACTGGTGAAATGAACGTAATCGGTTAGCCCGAGCCCGAAATGTCCTCGCGCATCTAGATCGTAACGAGCTCCGCGCCACTTCTTGAGCGCCAGGAACGAATCCACGGCTGGATGACCCGTCACATGCTCCACCTCGGATTCGCGCACACCTGCGATCTTTTCATGGAACCGATTCGGCACTCGCACACCGCGCCGATGAAGATGTGCGCTCACTGTGAAATTCGCCGCGATCATAGCAAACGCGATGAACCTGTGCGCTGCGTCATTTGTTTCTACTGATTGAACGCGTTCAATAAGACCGTCGGCATCCATGCGTAGTTCCAGCCCAGGAATCGCAAGGGTGATCATATCGGACTTTTTCTGCGCTAAGGCATGGAGCCAACTGTAGGGAGCACAAGACACATCCAAATCCTTATAACACAGCCTGCGCTTCACACAAATTGTGCTAGGATAAATCTCGTATGCCTCCACATTTCCGTCCGATTCCGCCAGGGTCATTTTGACCGTGATTGCTTGACGCGGTACACCGACATTCAAACTCATGCGTTCCACCGCCTCCGCAGGCAGCAAATGGTCCGTGCGCTCGTTTGCGAGGTACAAAGTACACGCATTTTGAAACATGCGGGCTTCTACCGCCGGTGGTGCGTCTTTGAGCCCTGCGTAAATGTCCACAATATGAACATACAGCAGACGCCGTGCCGGATCAAGCGTAATCGCGTCGTCAAGATCAACCGAGGTCTCAGGATCCACCGTGAATACATCCAGATCGGTATGGTCAACGCGCTCGTGCGATGTGTAGGCGGGTGTGGAGGCCGCAGCGCCACTAACAAAAGGCGCCGTAGTAGCGGGCGTATAGACCCGTTGAACAACCGCCGCGTCATCGGTCGCCGCGCCCGAAAAGCAACCGAGCAAATGTACACGCCCGATCGCATCCAGATGAACCGCTACACGATCCCCAATGCGGACGCGAGCCTTGATGGGAAGAATTGTTTGAAACGCAGGGTGATTAGGAAAAACAAGGTGTACGCCGGTCGGTGTGAATCGTTTCACAACGCCAATCGCATTCACGGGGACACGATACAACAGACAAAGCGAAGAAGACACATGATCACCAGCAACCCAGCAGGTATCCGTCAAACGCGGCCCGCCTGGGACGCCGGCACTATTCACCAATACGGCCTTTCCTCCTCGAATCTGAACAGTAAACTCCATATACAAATACTTTGGCTATGGAATTTAGACCGGAGCTCATTATAAATGAGCGCCTCAACTCGCCCGTGATCACGCTTTTGATTTACGGGTACGACGTGCGCGATATGTTTTCCACTTGCGTCGGCGTCTTCCTCCGGCAGACGCGGCTCCGGCACCACCGGCAGCAGCAACCGGAATATTGTGACCAAATGAAATATCTAATGTTTGACCAATGTGATCTAACGCTGTTACATATTCATCTCTTGAACTAACATCTACTATACGTCCGGCATAAGATTGTGTGGCTGCTTGAAAAGCTTCATCGTATCCAGGTGGGTATACATTTCCACAACTAAACACATATATGCGAATACGATTTTCAGGATGAGGTTCCACCGGCGCATTGTTACCCTCGTCGTATTCCGTAACAATATCTGTAATTAAGTCTGATAAATTAACGTGCCTCCCACGGAATTTATCTTTTTGCAGATGGCGAGTATGGTCAGGCAGCCAATTATTCCCATCGAATGTTGCTTCATCGCTTAATGCTGCATAATAGTCATCACGCACGCGTTCAGCCATAGCATTTGTTTCACCCTTTGGGATATCATATACCCCATACATTAATGCTGCGAAATCAGTTCCAGTTGGACTCGGTTCACCCACAGTCAACACCAACTCTGGATAATAATCGCCTGGTTTGTAACAATGGAAATGTAAAACAGGACGAGTTGTGTGATACGTAAATCTAAACAGCAAGTTGTTTTCTATTGACTGAATGTATGGAATGCTATTATTCCCAATTAGCGGCGATGGAATTTCTCCAGTTAAACTTGATTTCATTCCACGAAATACCAAACCCAACTTTTCTATAGACATTTCTGAAAGAACTGTCTGCGCAAACAACCAATTAAGGCTTACAATATCATGATATGTATAGTATCCAGGAGTGTTCATAATTACCAATTCAACGTTTGGGGGGAGTTTGCGTGAACGAATAAGATTTGTTTCAGGATCGACCACGTAATTTGAATGGTAAAGTGTGTACAAAAATTTTGTCGGAAGTATATCGGATAACATTTTCGGTTCAGATAGTTTCAATAATTCAATTGTTGTTTTTGAGGTAACAGCACTTATTATATGTGCTTTATGCTCCATATATACGGGGTCGGACGGCGAATATAGAAGAGGAATGTATGTTTTGAAATTTGAAATTGGAAACTCTTGATCGTTATATGTTCCGATTGGACCGTCCACATTGAATCTATAACTAATTGTAATCTCGCTCAGATTCAAACTGCCTACTCCTTCGTCAGTAAGAATGGGAGCAGTCGGAGCAGTCAGAGCAGGAAATACCTCAAACCCATGTTTGTAATACATTAAAAGACGATCATAAAACGTAATGTATGGGAAACTGTCGCGAGCAACTTCTAAGCGAATCTTGTAGTTAACTACAAACGGAAAAACACTTTGGTACGATGCCTTGATTATATTCGCTAAAAGAAATTTTGTAGCACCAGATCTTTGATAATAAGGATTGCTTGCGACACCCCATACTTCAAATACAGGATCGCCCGTCGTGTAAATTTTATAAATGCCCACGCAGCAACTTAAAACCTGACGTTCACGAGAATACACGTAGTACAATCCGATTGTTTTAGACGTAAGGGTGTATGTACCATCTGGAAACCCTTCACTGTACAATGATGTAAAATAGTCACGATGTTCTTCAAATGTAGTGAGTACAGGTGTTTCAACACCTGCTCCGCTCATCAATGTTGTGAATGAAAATATAGCGCGAATTAGATAATAACACGCGCTTACAAAGGTGACGTCATCTGCCGACAAAGTAGAACTTATATCTGGAATTGCGGCAAAGAATAATGAATCGGGGGGAACCTCTAAGGCAGCAGACATCTACACGGCTAGATATTTTTTTAAGGTGTCGCCCTCCGCAAAAACTGAACTTAAACATTCGCCATTTAAGTAGAAGTTAGTCCACAATGCGTTTCTGCCCCAAGTGCCGCAACTACCTTTACCACAATGCGCCCGATTCAACCAACCTAAATATGGTTTGTAAGAACTGCGGCTACAGCGAACCGTTTGAGCCGAAGTCAAAGGAGGAGGCGCTCATCCTTGAAACAAATTTCCGCAGCGGCAGTTCAGCGAGCGGAGCCTCTTCCGGCATTACCGTAAATGAATACACCAAACTGGATCCTACGCTGCCTCACATTAATTCTATTCGTTGCCCGAACGGCGGCTGCCCCTCAAACGGAGCCGGCGGCGACGCCATTCGCGACGTCATCTACATCAAGACCGATCCGGCGAATCTGAAATTCCAGTACATTTGTACCCAGTGTGATCAGCAGTGGACGAACTAAGGACGCGTCATTCGCCTAAACAGTATATCAAAGGCAAACTGTAGGAGATGCAGGCACCTTACAAAGGCAAAGGCCCCGTGGGCGAACTGAAAAAGATCGTGAGCCTTGTGGATCGCACCGACTTTGACGAGTACGTGTATCCCAAGGATGCCGATACGACGGTTTTTCGGCCGTCCAATAAGCCATACCACAACTTTGTTCAAGAGGTCGCAGTCTGGAACTTTGCCGGTGGACCCGAATGGGGACAACGTGTGACCTTCAGTGTCCCGTGGCCGTGGCAGGGCGATTTTTTGAATTGGATCGCTTTAAGGCTAAAGCCGTCCTCTTGGCTATCACCCGACGCGCAGGCGCACATTGGACCTGAAAAAGCGGATTGGGTTCCTTTGAGTTCCAATGCGTTCTGGATTTGGGCAAACAGTCTTGGATCGGCTGCGATCGCGAAAGCGGAAATGGAAGTGGATGGCGTCACTGTGGAGCAGTTTAGCGGAGATTGGATTAATGTTTGGAACAAAGCGGCTCATACGGCAAGCAAGGGCGCGCCCTACGACGACGCAGTGCTAGGCAGTTATGCGCAACAACAACAAACGTACCAGAATTTCCAAGTGAGTGAAGATGGCTACGTGTATTGCTACTTGCCGTTTTGGTTTAGTCAGTACGTAAATACCGCTTTTCCTTTGTTAAGTTGCTCGGGTCCCGACACGGTCAAATTTCACATTACGTTGCGACCTTTTAACGAAGTGGTCCGAAAAGTATCCGACGCTCTTTCTTCTTGTGATGACTCCCCATTGGGCAAAACGTTTCAAGTGCGCGATTATGGGTTTCCTTTCAACTACCAACGAACCGTTATGAACAGCACCGCGATTCCTGGACTGGAGCAGGCCGACATTGTGTGCGGAATCAGTCATATTGACGGTGAGTTACGAGAGGCGTACATCAAAGCGCCCCATGAAATTTTGATGACGCCCGTGGTAGAAACGGACTTCTGGGAGCCGCTGAAATACCTTGTGAATACAACGCAAGCAAACACAATCAAGGTCCAACTTCCGTTAACGCAAGCAAATGGACCTATTCGGCAGATCCTTTTCTTTCTGCGACGCAAAGCTGCCGTTGACCTTTACCGTGACTACAATAATTACTCGGCGACGCTGGCTGCTGAAGCGGATCCGATCTGGAATCCTGTGAAATCGCTCTTGGTGCGAGCGCAACTTCAAGTCGGCACGGCGATCTGGGCTGATGAGGAGGAGCGTTGGTGGCGCGCGTCAGGCGACATTTTATTGCCCGGCGGAATTCGCGCTTCAGGAAATTACATTTACTGCTACAATTTTGCGGAAAAACCGGTAGAGTTTGGACCAAGCGGATCGCTGAATGCGAGCCGCGTCGATATGCGCCTCAACTTAACGGTTGCTCCACCCGGCGGCGTTGAAGACAAAGAATGGACCGTTCATGTGTTTTTCGTGGGAACAAACTGGATGCGGTTCCAGAACGGCCTGGCGAACCAGGTGTTTATGGATTAATTTCACGCCCTCAATTAAATGGACCAGCCAATTATTCGCGGAGAGTCCACAGATGAATACAATGTATATTTGTTTGTGAAGTCAGATAATGATTATCGTCCAGCGCCCGGTTCGCCACCCCATCACCTATGGAGTCTTTTAGATATTGGAGAACAAACTATCGTAAAGTATGAAAAAATAGTCAATTCAATTAAACAACTGTTTGAAGCAAAAGGGTATGATAAATATATAATTGATCCGCATTCAGCCATTTTTGGGGAGGATGAAGATGAATTTTTATATTTGGTGAAATACGGCGATGAAATTCCATGGGCTCATCAACAAAAGTTATGGAAGTTGAATATTACACCGGCTGAATTAGGCGCACCTGTTGAAGATTTGACCGAATATGGAATCGTTATAGGAAATGCTATGGGTGTGATTCCAGCACGCTTTGCGATCAATCCGTTGCTTTATGATTATCAAACAGGGGCTGCTATTCCTGCGGCCGCTGCGGCAGCAGAGGCAGGCGCAGGCGCAGGCGCAGTTGGTGGAAAAAGACGGAAGACGCGGCGTTTGCGAACGAAGAAGCAGCGCAAAAGCCGGCGCTTGCGTTTGCGGTCGCGCAGCGGCCGCGGTCGTCGCTCAGCTTAAAGATGCCCACCTATGATCATTTGGTTGGGAAACCAGCCGGCAGCCCCTTTAGCTCAGTTGGTTAGAGCATCCGTTTTGTAAACTGAAGGTCTGTGGTTCAATTCCGCAAGGGGGCAACTAAGTAAATTGTAAGAAGTTCAGAATTTCCTACAATTTATTCACTTGAAGTCTAAACATAGATTTCTCCACCTGATCCAATAAGTTCATCAAACTCTAAAAGCATCGTGTTCACATTGGTCAAAAATTTGTTTCGCTCACCGCGAAGTTTCCGTGTTTGCTTATTACACTTTGCCTTCTTTTTCGTAAGTTTCGCAATACGGTTCCGGGAACGGCCCAGATTTTTGAGACGTTCTTCCAGATTTGCCGCATGAAGGGGAGGCGGGGGAGTACTTTTCTGAGGGGACCGAGCCATCTTTCTAACTCTTCTCCCTAAATTCTACGCATCCCACTGGGCGACCGGTCCGAGGTAAATACCGGAATGAGGCCGCGCAATCACTTCCCGCACAATATCCCAATGAATCTGCTTTACCATCTCGTACTGCGACTCCTTGTACTGAGTCATAAAGACAGAACTTACGCACCCGTCCACAATGAAGGGATCTTTCAACGCACTGAACCGCTCAAGCGTTGGGAGTAGGGAGAGCGTCTCAATGGGGCCGCGATATGCGGTCATCATCATACCGCCCGTCGGTGCGAGCAGGTGTCGCAGAACAGGTGGCGGGAATTTTACCAGCATGAGTTCCTTCTTGTGGAAGGTGATGGTACACCAATCAATCTGCCGCGCCAGAGAGCCATGCTGCTCCTGAAATCGCGCCAGCAACTTTTCAACGACAGTCGGATCATCCGCGTCAATCTCAAAGGCGGAGCAGTGGTATTTGCGGGCCGACTTGATGTGCCGGATCAGCGCCGTTTCCAGATCCGGTTGGTCCATGTGCTCAAAGTAGAAACCGGCGGCGCTGTGAAGAACAAGGACGTCGTGTTGTTTGAAGACGCGCACATCCCCATCAAGGTTTTCCTTGTGAATCGGATGTTCAGGCGGTAGTTTCACGATCAGGCGGTTGAGCGCTGCGACAGTTTCGGCAGGAAGGCTTTCGCATACAAGAGGCATGATGGGGTACTGAAAAATTTTTGTGGTTTTTTGTTTGTTCATTTTTTGTGGAGTTTGGGGGTTTTGGTGTTGGTTGCGCTATGCTTACCGCTCGTAGCGCGCGTCCCGCTGCCGCTGGAGCTGACGCTCGAACTCCCAGTCCTCCTCTGTCGGCTCCTCGATGCCCGCGTCGTCCGCGAACTCCGCCATGTCGTTGAGCCACTCGCGGGCAAGGACACTCAATACGTGCCAGCGGAGGCCGAACTCCCGCTGTGCAGCCACGGTCTCCGCCACGATAGTAGCCACGCGATCACGCTCCACCAGTTCCGCCTTGAAGGCGGGCGAGCAGTGGTCGCACGCGCGCGCCTTGGAGAGCGTGTCCGCGTTCATGAGGTACGTGGACTGGGGCGAGTCGCAGACGAAGCAGTAGTCCTCCGTCTCGTCGCGGGTCAGATGCCCGCTGGGCGCCACGGGTTCCGCCAGTACGGTCGCGGCAACCGTGCGTGTCTTGGACGCCTTGGGGCCGTACTTGGGCGGCTTGGCGGTTTTCTTGTTGTTGTTGCTGCGGCTACCGCCGACAGCGCAGCACCGGCGCCGGCGCGCAATGTGGCGCGGCTCGACGTCCTCGAAGTAGGCGTCAAAGTCCGCGGGCTCTGCGTCCATGTCGTCGTCTGTGTTGTGGACGACGTGGTGCTTGGGCATGCGGGGCGTCGGCTCAAACAGCGCGTCGCGTGATAGCGATAGCGGAAGCGATAGCAGCGGCGCCGATGCTGCGCTGTCGGCGTCCATCTCCATGAAGTAGTCGATCGGCACGCCCGCGCGCACATGCTCCGCCCAGGAACTGTTCCGCGCACGCCCGACGATTGCGCCGTCCGCGCGGTAGGCCCAGGCGTCAGCGTCAGCGAAGCCGGAAAGAACGGACATGTTGGGCAAGAAAGAGGAAAGGAAGGAAAGAGGGATTAGATGCGTGCGTGTGTGTTCAATAGCGCATCCACAGAATTCCAAAAACGTTTCCACCAGTCTTCAATTTTTCTCAAAGCCCGCTACGTGCGATGAGGAGATGCCGAGACGACCGCCTTCCCCACTGGTATCACCCCATATTCACATCCTTCTCAAACACAACCACCTCGCACTCCTCTTCTTCATAATCATCCAGAAGTGTGTTAACAAGTTCGTCGTGCGTCCAACGTATAAAGACAAGAATTGGCGATTCGTCATTTGTGGGTCCAGTGACGGGTAGGTCAGGTGCTACCTCGCCAGGATTCAGGACGCACAGTTGATTCAGCACAAGTGATTGTCCCGACACTTCCGAGAGAGCCGCTTGAAGGGAGGCCGTTTTTCCGGTACCACCGTGTCCTACAACGATTCTCACGGCACGATTGTCTCCCGTCAGAATATCCTTGAAATACTGAATTTTGTCTCGTGACTGCGTCAAGATTCGGGAGGGCATTGTACAAGAGGAGTGATGAGCGAGACCCGTTCAATTTTGTTCAGTCTTCAATTTTTCTACAACTACGCTACTACGCAAGCGGTGTATGCGAGACAGAATGGATATAGGTCGCAAACAGAATAAGAATTCCTGCGATGCCGCATGTTTTGAGGCAGATATTAATCGTATCTTCTTCCTCAAAATGCGAGGTCTCAACAATCGGCTCAAGGTTGCGCAGGATCGCGTCAATACGAGCCACAAGGGCCGCGGCCCGAGCGCCAGACATCTCAGTAAGCGCGCCCCGTATTTCTAGCAGACGCTCAAACGTGTCGGATTTCTGAATGGTTGTGCTCTTCAGCACATACTCAAGCCCTCTGATCGCTGTGTCGTAAGAATTTAAGAGACCCATTGCTATGAATTGTAGGAAATACAGCGCATCTCCTTTAGATATTTTGACGCTCCTACATAGGCATGGACGACGCCTATACAGAAATGAAAGAGTTACCGGCACTCGCAGGTAGCATCAATGCAGTCGTTAGCAGCACAAACAAATTACGACGACCGCCGTCGCTATCCGAAAGTTTCGCATGGGAACCAGAAAATGTTTCGCGCGCGATGAAATCTAATCTGAGCGGGACGTCAATCAACCTGTTGGTAATACAGGAATCACCACCGACCGCGCAGACAACGCCGCCACCCCAGCAAACAACTCCGCATACACAATGGATTCAAGCATACGAAGCGCCTGTGTTAAATATGGTTATGCGATTTGTCTTTCACATTACGCTCATCAGTATTTTTGAATCCGTTTTCTTTTTTGTGTATGTGAGCCAACTGGAAGACAATGGAATTATCCACACGGTAGGTGGATTTGTGGACGGCATTGTGTCGTCGTGCGTCAATCTTACGCAACCAGATCAAATCGTGTTCAACACACTGCTAGGTCTTTTTCTGAATTCAACGCAGGCCATTGACGATGGAAACGCAGCTGAGCAGCAACGATCCGCGTTGAACACGGCGCTATTCAACAGATCCTGGATTTATGTAGGAAGTTTAGGAGGGCTTTTTGTACTTCTTACAATTTATGCGCGACTTCGTCATATCACGATTCATTGGAAACACCTTGTGCTTGAAAACGTCGGTCTTGTTGTCTTATTAGCCGCCTACGAATACATGTTTTTCAGCACGATCATTTTCCCGTACAACCCAATTACGGGGGATGAAATTGTGAGAAATACAGTATATCGCTTGAATTCAACGTGCGAGTTTCCCCTGGACCAGTAAAAATTGAAACGGGTCTCGGCACGATCCGCTGTGTATCGGGTCGCCGTAATCTTTCAAACCGTTCTTTCTAGCCGTTCTTTCCTTTCTCCGCACGCAACATGGCCTCTTCCTTCGTCCACGCTCCTCGCTTCGAGTCCGGCAGCAGCACTGTTGATGTCTGGCTGTGCGCTAACTGGGACAAGGCTGCCTTCGCCACCACAGTTGATGACCTCATCGCCGTCCACGACGGCAGTTATTTGCCGGTGAAGGAGTGTGCGGTCGTCTTCCGCAACTTCCGGCGGGCGGGCGGCGCCTACTTTGCCGATCCGGTCGCGATCGTCCAGTACCGTTCTGGGATGCCGACGGCGATTGACGGCCCCGCCAAGTTCAGCCATCCTGTCGTTCACCACAACGACGTGCTGGTCCCGCTCGGCACGCCCGATTGGAGCAGTGAGAAGACGCGTATCGTGCTTCAGCAGTCGGCACGCCAGTGGGTGAGCGGCGGCCGCAATGACGCCGACATGTCGGACGATCACGTCATCACGCTCTACTACGCCGCGCTCCAGCAGCTCGTCTTCCACGGCGGCAACGAGACGACGGCTGAGGGGCAGGCGACGTGGTTCCCTGCGCTTGTCGCGCTCACCAAGGCGTTCGCTGCGGTCCACGCCGCCTTTGAGGCGGCCCGTCGGATTACCGCGGCTCTCGTCCTGACGCCTGGCGTCAACGACATGATCCAGAAGGGTCTCGCCTACGTCTTCCACTCGGAGACCGAGTGGAGCGCCGAGAGCCGGCTGAACATGCTCGGCATTGCTATACGGCGCAACCTGCGGCACGCCGACTCAGAGCTCGTGGGGATGGCGCCAGGCCCGTTCGTCCTCTTCGTCCTTGTCCCGCTCCTGCGGGATGTGGCGCATCCCATGGGAGCGGTTCTGCCGGAGTCGGCGGCGCTGCTGGACCGGTTCAATGCCGCCACGAGCGCGCTGCTCCGCGCCTTTGTGGCCGACAAGGCCGCGTCAGAGGCTCGTGTCGCTGACGGCGAGTGGACCACCGTTCATGGTTCGCGTGTGACCGCACGCGCGGCGGCCACCGCTGCGCTCAACGGGCGGCTCCTTGTGTCGCTCACGACGGCAATGGGTGCGCCGCTGACGCTGGAGCAGGCGCAGAAGCTGTTGAGGCACTGTGTGACGACGGATCCGAGCGCAGAGCCGACCTGGGCGACGTGGGGCGTGCTGCCGGCTGCGCCCAAGCTCACGCCTGTTGTGGCCACGGACCGCTTCTCCGTTGCGGGGCGTCTTGGCGCGACCTACCGCGTCCAGGTGAAGGCGCAGGCGCCGGATCACTTCCAGGTGTACAGCTATAAGGGCGTGGAGTGGGCCGCGATCGGCTTCAAGACGCCCGGCACCTACACCGTGAAGGCGGGCGATCTGGGCATCGCTGAGCGCGGGGTCGGCGACACGCGCGGCTACGAACTGACTGCGAACTGGCGGATCACCGCCGGCACCGATGTGCTGCCGCGTTCCACGGCCGGCTACAGCCTGTGCGGCCAGGAGTACGTCCGTCACCCGCACGGTGGGTGGGACTACAAGAGCAGCCCGCCGCTCTCCATGGAGGCGCCGTTCATCGTGGAGGTGACGCCGGTCTCCGTCAAGTTGTCGCAGGGCGGTCGCGTGGTCTTCACCATGCGCAAGACGGGACGCGATCCGGCGCTGCTCGCGTTCAAGAACCTGTGGCTGGACGTGCACTACGCGGCACCTGCGCTACCGCCGCCCACCGCCGCCGCGATTGTCGCGGCGACAGCCGCGGCGCAGCGTGTAGCGCACGGTCCGCCTCGGTCATGGGCAGAGGCGGCGGCGCGCGGCACGCCGACGGCTGCGCTCGCGATGCTGCGCACCACGGTCTCTGCGCGCAGCTAATCCATTGGTCTAAAAAAATGAAAAACAAAAAACAAAACATTTTTATATGGTACACAACGTAGCATGCACTTCCTTATCGTCCCGAATAATACGGCTGTTGAGACGTACGCGTATGAACTTGCCGAAGAACTCGCATCTAACGAATGTGAAGTTGAAATCAACCTTGCCTATCAGTATAATCTGAATACACGGTTGGTTGCCGAGTGCGATAATGTTATCACAATTTCAAAGAAGGACAAGCAACGGTCTGAGGTGACTGTTTACTATCGCCCTGACCAGAAATATACAACACATGACCGCGAATATTTCATTAGGAATTGGATGCATCTTATGGATTAACACCTTACCTAAAATATTTTTGAGTAGTAGAAAATGGCGAACGCTCCGAAAATGACTTGGCGGGAAAAGGCGGCTGCTCGTGCTGCCGCGGCGGCCGCGGCTGCTACAAATCTGGCGACGGGTGCGGCAGTCGGCATTGCTGCCGCTGTGAAAAAGGGGGTAAAATTCATCGGAGACGCAACAGGCGGAACAAATGTAGCCAAGTCGCCGACACGGAAAGCGAGCCCGCATCGCAACCGGGCTGCTACACGGCGTGCTCTGAAACCTGCGAAGCACGTCACGCCTAATGTCGCAGCGCCGCAGTCGCCCTCCAAACCCGCGCCCAAGTTTGCGCGCATGCTGGCGGAGCACGGAATCAAGGCGTCGTCCAAAAAACGCCGGCACACACACCGCGCGCGCAAGGAAAAGCGCGGCAAGAAGCGGTTCACTCGGCACCATCGCTAAATTGGACTAATCTGAACAACAATGCGATCCGTCCAAGCGGCCCGACGCAAATCCGCAAAGGCCCGCACCTTCACACAGCGTCCTGCTACAAGTTCTTCGGAGCAGATGCCCCGCACCTTCCGACGCCACTCGGGAACATAAACCGTCCATTTTTCCGTATGCGCTTTGAACTCCAACGCGTATCCGGTTGCTTCGCTGATTTGACCTGGATTGATTTTGGATAGAAACCACAGATCCCTTTCGAGCGCCTTGAATCGCCGCTCTGTACCGTTCAGGTCAAGACACATGTGGCGTTCCGATTCGCCCGTCGACGGCGCCGAGCAACCAAAGACAAGATACTTGATCCATCGCTGGTTCACCAAATCAGCGTAGCGACGCAGCGGGGATGAGGCGTGTGCGTACGCAGTGAGTCCAAGTCCGGCGTGCGCCGAATCCAAAGCCGAGGCCGCGCAGTATTCGCCCGCCGCCATTCCCAGCATTGCGATCGCGCTACACCCGGTGCGATCCGCCAGATCGCCGTACATGCCTTGCGTCGTTCCCGCGTGCCGACGCAACAGACCGAGTCCAGCCGACTTGAGAAGTTCCCCCGCTGCCGAATTGTACGCAATCATCGCCGCGGAAACCCATTCATGGGGATCGGCGGCTGCCTCGCTGGTCCAAGCATGATTAAGGCAAATTGTGAGAAGTTCAGGTAGTTTTTTAGACACGATCGGGTCATCAAGAACCGATTCATAACTATACGCCTTGTGAACCGTAAGCATAACCAATGCCCATCGCACCGATTCCACCGTGCCGTTTTGTACAGTGTACATACGCGCAAGAGCGGGGCGTGCGACACCATCCGCTCGCAAAGACGCACCGACCTCCGACAACTCTGTAGGAAGCATAGGTTGAATAGGGACGCCGTGCTCGTAGCAAGTGAGACCTTTCCGCCGCGCCTCTACATCATGTTCAGACCCGATAGGCACAAAGGAGGCAACGTCGGCGATCGCGATCGCAAACTCGGTCTTACCGTCTTCCATCAAGCGCCACGCAAACACGTCGTCCACGTCTTTACACCCTTCCGGATCAATGTTGAACACAGAATCCCACGCTGCTGTTTCGTGCGCGTCGTCGCAGTCTGAGGCGCATTCCACAAATTCTGTAGGTTTCGGCTGGACTCCGGTACGCAGCAAGAGCGCAGCACGTTCTACCGCCTTGTCGCCGACAGCCCCGAGTCGCTTCAAAATTCCGGCGCGCGGCCAAGCGCTACCGCCATCCCAGTGTTCATACACGGCAATCGCCACAATGTTTGTGTCGGCTCGCGTTTTGGAACTTACTAGGAACGGCGGCCAAGCAGGATCGTAAGGATAGAACAAGTACATGGGAACACCACGGGGTGTGAAGCCTTGCCCTGTGCGGTTCAAGAAGTCAATGACGCCAACGAGCGGTGGGGGTTTGTTCCGTGTGACGACTCCTCCAATCGCCAGTCTATCGCCCGGCAACCACTTGGACGGAACGGGTGCTTCATGCGTTTCGACCGTCCCGTCTTCGCCAATCAGGCTGTACGGGCCTTTCAGATAGTGTTTAATGCGAACCTCCATTTCCTACAGTTCATCCCTTGTGTCGTGATTTGTCTCATTTTTTAGGCGCGCTACAAAAATCGCAACCATGGATATACAAATGGCCCAAACTCGTAATGCCCGTGGTCGGTTCGCAAAGAAAGCCAGCTCTACCCGCAAGCGCAACGCGCGCGGTCGCTTCGCGGCTCGCAAAGCTGAGCGCAAGACCCGTCGCTCTCGTCGTGCCGAGCGCAAGTAAGCGCCTAAACACGCACGTGTTACTATCTTAGTAAAATGATTGCTTTGAACATTTTGCTATGGTTTAGCGGCTTTTGTCTCGTAGATCGTGCCTTGACTGCGACCGGTATTCAGGGTGTCTACTACTTTCTCCATGCGATCCATAATGGGTTTGTAGTCTGCGCGACATGGCCCGATGTATTTCAGACACTCACGGATTTCGGCACAATTGGCGACGTTGATCCAAACTACGACGCGCTTGAACTTGTGTTTGCCCTTCACTTCTATCACATCGCAATGTATTACAAAAAGTTCCGGTTTGACGACTGGCTTCATCACGCGCTCATGATCGGCATTGCG